TGTAAGTGATGTAACTCACCAAGGTGGTAACAGAGTGGTGCAAAAGTTAGTACAAAACTGGGCGATTGTTTTAACCGTCAACCAAGCTGATAGCATGCTTGCCAACTTACAAACGCAGTTAGTTACTTTAAAAACCACTAGCGATGAGCTTACAAATGCTTTTCGTAATGGCTTGCAAGATGGCATACAAAGCTCAATTGATGGGCTTGTTAAGGGTACTATGAACTTGCAAGAGGCTGCCCTTAATTTCGTTAATTCCATTGCCTCAGCAGTGAGTAATATAGCTATTCAAGGCTTAGCCGAGCAGCTTACAGGTGGCTTGATGAGCTCATTAAGCAGCTTAACAGGCTTTTTAGGTGGCGGTGATGCGGCAAATGGTACCGCCAAAGCGGCTGAAATGGCCGCTACTCAAGCCTTAACCACTAGCCTTGGTGCTACCACTACCACAGCGGGCACCGCTGCCACTACATTGGGAAGCTTAACCACAGCAGCAACCGCCGCCACTGCCGCCTTGCAAGTAATGAGTAGTAGCGCAAGCTCCAGCTCTAGCTCTAGCTGGCTCAAGAATATTTTAGGCGGCCTTTCAGGTGCTGCGGGCGCGGGTGCTGGTGGTGGTGCATCGGGAGCGGCAGCAGCAAAGTACGCTAACGGTGGCCTTGTTAGAGGTGCGGGTACTGGTACCAGTGACTCAATTCGTGCCTTAATCTCCAATGGTGAATATATCAACCGCGCCGCAGTGGTTAGGCAGAAAGGTGTTAAGCCCTTCTTAGATTTATTAAATACCCAAGGCGCCAAGGCCTTTGATATTTTCAGAGTAAAGCATGCAACAGGTGGCCTTGCTGGAATGCCCGCGCCACGGCTGCCGCGCCCAAGCTTATCGGGCGCTAATAATTTAACCCCTGTAAGCGCTGGCAATACAACCGTTGAGAATGGTGTCGCTTTACATGTATACGATGACCCGCGCCGCATTATTGGCTCAGCCTTCTCAGATGATGGCATGGAGAATTATTACTTAAAAATTGAGCGCAACCCGCAGCGTCTTAAGTCTATTTTAAATATTTAATATGAGGAGTTTTTTATGGCGTTTATAACTGGCAGAGTTGATGACAGTAATGGTGAGGATGCACATTACAACCTATTACAATTAATTCACGATCTTGCCACGGCAAACGGTTGGCAAGCACTACGATACGATACCACTATCGCAAATCGTGAATTAATCCTTAAGGGCTCAGGCTACAGTGGTGATGATGAGATATTTCTTTGCTTTTATTGTTACCAAAACGCTAATAGTGATTATTACAATTTAGCGGTAGGCACAGCGCTTGGCTATGTGGCAAGCAATACTATTACCACTCAGCCGAATGTAACCTTTTGCGGTGTGCCAACTCATAATCAAGGGATTCAATACTGGTTATCAGTCAACCCGCAGCGCATTACAGGTGTGTTGGCGGTAGGTGGAAACACTGTATATGAGTCATTTTATGTGGGTAAATTTTTAGCTTTTGAATATCCTCACAAATACCCGCAACCTCTTGTATGTATTGGCATGTTAGAAACACCAACCGCCACAAGATTCTCCGACACTAATCATGGTATAGGCTTTAAAGGCTACCGAACACAAAGCAATCCAAGCTACACATACCGCAATTTAAAAATGTTCTTAAATGGAAGCTGGTTAAATCCAGAGTGTTGGCCATGGAATAATAGCTATGTGTGTGGTACGGCTAGCAACAAGGATAATACACATTTTAGAGATACCGATGGGGCTTATTCATTACAGCAAATACAGCTAACAAATGCTAATGGTAATTATGGTGTATTGGATGGTATAGCCCATATTACAGGCTTTAATAACGTAGTAACTAATACATTAACAGAGGGCGCCAATGAATGGATTATTTTTCAGGATGTTTGGCGCACGGGTGCGAATGACTATTTTGCAATGAGGGCTAATTAAATGGCGTTTGTAGCTGGCAGTGCCAATACTGTAAATGAATTATTAACCGCTTTTACTAATGCGTGCACTGCCAACGGTTGGGTGCTTGCTAGTGGCATCTTAAGCAAAGGCGATTGTTATGCCAAGCCTTTTATTAATGATGGAACCATCGCATTATTGGCGGGCACTGGGCAAAATGGTAGCACATTAGTAAATCCACCTACTTTGAGCAGTGCAAGCACTTTTAGGGTGCCCTTTGCGCCTAATATTGGGGTATCTTTAGCGGGTATTGATATTGCAATTGCTTATCCACTTACCTATTTTATACATGTTTTAGATAACCCAAATGAGGTTTATCTCTTTATTAATCATAATGTAACAAGTTGGAGTTATTTAGCGTTTGGTCAATCACCCGTTGATAATTTAACAGGTTTAGGCGTTTGGTATGGCGGCACAGGTAGAGGCCTCAATATTTTAGCCTCCAATGATGTCTCAAACGCTGGAGCTAGTGGCCATCTAGGCTGTGCCTTATTTAGTTATATTGCGCAAGGTGGTACAACAGTCAACGGCAATCAAACCATAAAATGCTTTTTTCATCACAACTTGAGTGACTCGCCAAGCGAGTGGTCAATCTCGGGCACAGATGGTGTGGGTGTGGTTGCAACGCAATCATGGGCAGGATTACCTAGTCAAGCTAATGCCACCTTAACACTAATGCCTCTACTTACTAGAGAACCAAGTACATGGAATAGCGGCACTAGTTTACTACCCATACAACCCTCAATTATTCGCCCAGATAATCGCCGTTCCATTGTGGGTGATCTAAAGCATGCACGCTATGCAAGACTTGACTATATAGAGCCTAGTCAAATCGTTACCCTTGGCGGTGAAAAATGGCGCTTTTATCCTTGGTTACAGAAGAATATAACAGATCGCAATGCTACTGGCAGCGATAAAACTCATAGTGGTACTTATGGCGTGGCCATTCGCTATGATGGAGATTGATTTTTATGGCTAAAACAGGGCAATTATTACCCACGGCAATTGGTACAGCCAGCCCTAATATTGCTAAATACCCACAGCAAGGCGGCTGGTACCCTTATAGCGTTTCTATTGTTAATAGTTTAGGTGGTGGCAAAGTCAAGCGAGGTAATAATCAGCCTGTAGCAAACGTGATAAAAGGCCAGCTATTACCTTGTTATTTTAATGATTTTTATTTTCGTGTTCATGTTGTACCCACTGCCATCGATATGGGTAATGTTGTTACTAGCCAACAATATGAGATTTATGTATGGAATGCTCATTTTATTAATAAGCGTTTAAATGCCATTACTGGTGTTACTGAGGGCATTGTACTGGAAGGACAAAGCGCCCCCGCAGTGATTAACGCTCTTAAAGAGTTGCTTTATAAAATCACCATAACACCCGAAGGCTCAAGCATCATCGATGATTCAATAGTATGGGATTTTAACGAAGAATTACCAAGCATTCATATTACAGGCAACCGCATCATTGCCTTTAGTTTTATGCCTAATTGGGCAGATAGTGTGCAAGAGCGTCTTGAATGGGCAACCGATATATTAACCAGTGAGACAGGTGTCGAACAACGTAGCGCGCTCTACGTTGCACCACGCCGCTATTTTACGGCGTCATTTATTGTGCATGGTCGTGAACGGCAATTATTTAATAATATGGCCAGTTGGCATGCCAAAAACTGGGCAATGCCACTGTGGCACTATATCGACTTTATTAAGCAACCTATTGTATCAGGTGATACAACAATCCATTGTAATACCAATTTTATTGAGTTTAAGGTGGGCGGCCTTGTTTTCTTATGGCGTGATGAGTTTACTTACGAAATAGCTGAAATTGCAGCAATTAATAGTGATAACTTGCAAGTAAAAAGGCCATTACAAAGCGAATGGCCAGCGGGTACTCGAGTATATCCAGCCATTACGGCCATCTTTAACAATGTACCCAGCTTAAAGCGTTATAACGATCAGTTACAAGAGACAAGCATCGAATTTCGTGCAGCTGAGGTTAATAGTTACAATGCTGCAACGCCAAGCCTTAACTATAAAAACTACCCTGTTTTCACTTTGTTACCCGATGAAAGTGAGAACTTAACCAGCAGTTACCAACAAATACTTGCCACGCTTGATAATGGCATGGCACTGCCACTGGTGACGGATACCGCTAATAATCGCTTTATTGTGCAGGGCTATCGCTTTTTAGGTTTTGGCCGTGCTGAGCATGCTGCCTATAGAGCTTTTTTATATTACTTAAATGGTCAGCAAAAAGCGGTATGGATTCCCAGCCATGCCGATGATCTAACCATACTCGGTGATGTGAGCAATATAGATACCTCGCTGGTAATAGCGCAATGTGGCTATACCCGTTTTGCTCAAACTGATACAGATAAAAAATATTTATTTATTCGTTTGACTGATGGCTCAATCTACTGCCGCACAGTATTAAGCAGTAGCAATGACGGTGATACCGAGCGCTTATTACTTGATGAGCCTTTTAACCGAGCCATTACTGCCAAAGAATTTGAGCGCGTGAGCTATATGCGCTTAAGCCGTTTAAATGATGACAGTGTAACAATTAAGCATATTACTGATAGCGAGGGCGCTGCAACCAGTAGCATCACTTTTAAGAGGGTGTTAGACAATGAGCTATAACCAAACAGAAAAAAGCCTCGACAGCCGTCAACCTGTGCGGTTGTATGAGTTTAGTTACGGCGCTTTTAAGTACGCATACAACACCAGCGCGATCAATATCACATGGAATAATCAAGTATTTAAAAGCCTGTTGGGTGGGGTGTCGGATAATGGCATTATTCGCTCAGATGGTGGCAATAGTGATGCCTTTCAAGTTATTGCCCCACGCACTATTGAGGTGGCTGCATTATATGAAGGTGTAGCACCTACTAAACCCGTTATTTTAAAAGTTTATGATTCTCATCTAGGTGAAAGCGAAGCAATACAAGTATGGCAAGGCGAAATTGTGACGATGAATTTTTCAGCCATTGACCGCGTAAAAATAACCGCTATACCTAGCGAAAGCGCCACTAATAAATTGGGTGCTACACTTGGTTATACGCGCCAATGTTCTGCAAGGCTCTACGATAAAAAATGCAAAGTAAACCGTGAGCTTTACAAGCTTACTGGTTCAATTTTACAGCTTGATCTTAGAGCCATTCAAGTCATACAAGCGGCCACAAAGCAAGATAGCTGGTTTACTGGTGGCTATATTGAGTATGGCATTGGTAGTGGTGAGCTTGAGGTGCGAGGTATTGAAAAGCATGAGGGCGATACGTTGACCTTGTTAGGTGGTACAAGTGGCCTTAAGGTTGGGCTTGAGATCAACTTTTATGCTGGTTGTAATTTAATACCAGATACTTGTATTAACAAGTTTAACAATATTCTCAATTTTCGCGGTACGCCATACTTAAAAGGTAAATCCTTATTTGATGGCACGCCAGTGGGGTGGTAATAGGATGGAATTTTTAATCGCTGCGGCCATATCGATCTCAATATCAATTGTTACCTCTTTTTTGATGCCTAATAAAACCCAAAAGGTTAAGCCGCAAACCTTCAACGATGATTCATTCCCGCAAATTGATGAAAACACGCCTAAGTACATTGTATCAGGTCAAGGCAAGATTCCCGACTGGCAAGTGGAATGGTCAGGCAATTACCGTACTACTGCGGTTAAGACTAAGGGAGGCGGTAAAAAATGATAGTCACTCTTCAACATTTGCGCACAGTACCCACATGGACAACACGCCAAGGCTATTGCGCTAATAAAGGCCGTGCGTTTTTTAAAATGTATGGCTTAGATTGGTCAAAGTTTGTTAATGAGGGCATTGATTCTGAAATACTACTCGCAACAGGTAACGCGCTGGCTATTCATTTAGTTGAATTTGCCAAGCAGCAAACAGCTACCCAAAGCAATAAAAAATTAGTCCAAGCATTAGAGGAGTTTGAATAATGGGCGGTAAAAGTAAAAAGGTTACTGTGGGCTATCGTTATTATGGCACAGTCAAAGCGGGCATTGCTTACGATGTTGATGAGATTTACGCCATTAAAGTGGGTGATCGCTTTGCCTATAGAGGTCGTATACTAAAAAGTAACGGTAATCAAAACGTATTTATAAATGCGCCTAATCTTTTTGGTGGTGATAAAAGCGAGGGAGGTATACAAGGCAGCCTTGAGGTGCGTTTTGGTGATGAAGAGCAACAGCCCAGCAACTTATTAAAAAGATTACTAGGTGCATTAATCCCCGCCGATCGTGGCTATGTGTGTACTGTGTTTGATGGCATGCTTACGGCTATTAATCCTTACCCAAAAACTTGGGAGTACCATGTACGGCAATATACTTCACCTTTTTACCCTGCTAAATCTGCCATTATTTTAGAGGATGGCCAAATCTATGCCAAAAACCCTGCACACATGCTGTGGGAAAGCTATACCAATGAAGAATATGGCAGCGGTGTGGTTGAGTCAACACTTGATAAAGAGGCCTTTATGGCTGCCGCTGATACGCTCTATGCTGAAAATTTTGGCCTCTGTTTAGTATGGAAAGCTACAGATAGCTTAAAAAGCTATAGGCAGCAAATATGCGACCACATTGGTGCAAGGCTTTTTACTTCTCGCAAAGGCCTTACCACCATCAAACTGGTACGTGATGACTATGATGTGGATAGCTTACCCGTCTTTAACGAAAATAATGGCTTATTAAAGTTAGAGTACGACACAACCAACAACAGCACAGTGCCCTCAAAAATTGTGGTTACTTATAACGATGCTATTACCTTCCAAGATCGCCCAACAATGGCGATTAATTTAGCAATTGCACACAGTCAAGGCAACAGCCAATCAATTGAGCCTTTAGATTTTAAAGGCTTGCCCACGGGTGAACTTGCCAACCGTGTGGCATTTCGCGAGCTTAAGCTAAGAACAAGCAGCCTTAAGCGGTTTAATTTAGAGTTTGACCGCCGTGCTTTTGAGCTTGATGTGGGCGATGTGTTTATCATTCGCTCACTTTTTCGACCAATTAACGCAATAGTTAGAATTGAACGCACAGAAGAGAATTTCTTAACTGATGGCGTGATAAAGATCGCTGTAGTTGAGGACGTTTACGGCTTGCCAAAAATGGCATATAACCCAGCACCGCCAATAGTAGATACTGATGAGGATAGCAGCCCCGCAGTAATCGACAATTATCTAATAATGGAAGTACCTTACAGAGAACTGGCGGGATTCATCGATCAGGCTAATCTAAACCTATTAGATGTAACCTCAAGCTATATTTTTGTGGTAGCAAAAAGCCCAAAAGGCACTAATCGCAGCTATAACATGGCTAGCCGTTTACAAGGTGCTACTGATTTTATGATTGTAGAGCCCGCGGGTGATTGGTGCCCTATGGCAACGATTAATCAAGACGTTGGTTATACAGATACAGTGCTTACCTTTATAGATGGCGTATTGCTTGAGGACGTAGAGAAAGGCAGCGCTGCGGTGATTAATGGCGAGCTTGTACGCATTGATAATATCGACCTTGTTAATAATCGAGTAACTATTGGCCGCGGCTGTGCTGATACAGTACCCACCACTCATGCCGCAGGGAGCACAATATGGTTTTATGATGGTTTTGAGGTGACTGATTCAGTAGAGTACACCACCAATTTAACTGCCCAAGTAAAACTATTAAGCAATAGCTATAACGCTCAATTAGAGCTATCAAATGCACCTACTCAAGCCCTAACTATCCAAGGCAGACAAGGCCGCCCTTATCCCCCTGCAAATGTCAAAATCAATGGCTTAGCTTATCCTAGTGTTGTAGATACTTATTTAACTGTTTCGTGGGTAGAGAGAAATCGTTTATTACAAGCAGATCAATTAATTGACACAACAATTGGCGATATTGCAGCAGAGGACGGCACAACCTACAACCTT